CCTGCCCGGCCAAGCTGTCTTGCCCTTGAGCATGAGGTGCAGGAGTTGCTGCGAGATTCGGAAGAACTGCGCGGCCTCGGTGGTTGTGCTGAAGGTGGTCTCTGACCCGTCTGGGTTTGTGACGATTACCTTGCGAGCCTTGGAGTTATTTGCGCCCTGCTTTGCCAGCGACATCTTGCGCTTGGTTTCGTCGCTAATGACTCTGGATTTGATCATTTTGGACATGGACTCACGGAACTCTGGGTCTTGCCACCTTGCCACCATGTCTGGTCTTGCGTGCGGGCCGAATGCGTTCTGTGAGACATTGGCGATAAACCACAGGTTGGATTTTGCAGCCTCGTCCAGCAGGGCTTGCTCTGCGTGGCGCAGGATGGTGCGTAGCTCGTTTGGGCAGTCTACCGGGGTGATGTACTGGTGAGGGATGAACGAGAAGTCCTGTGACCCGTCAAAGGCCTGCTGAAGGTTTTGGTTCGGGTGGATTCCCCGCTCAAGGTCACGCTTGTGAGCGGACTTCCTTTGCTGGAAATTTGAGCTTGATCCGATGTAAGCGGTGTTGCCGCATTTGACGATGTAGGTTCCACAATTGTTGGACATGCGATGATTGTAACAAAAGGAGTCCTATTGTCAAAAGTAAAATTCATTGCCTCACATCTAACCCACTATCCCGCCTAACGCCGCACGAAGCCGACATTCCCGTACTAGCGCATTTTCGCTCACAAGCACCCAAATCCCCCCCGATGTTCCCGAATGGGAACTTGCCAAGTTGGCATTCCCCCTGCAATTTGACGCTACCACCCCGCGCCTCTGCAAGAGCAACTAGTCCTCGGCATGCGAACCTGTGGGTGGTTCTTTTTTGGCTCCTGCGGTTGGGATCGAACCAACGACCTAGCGATTAACAGTCGCTTGCTCCGCCTCTGAGCTACACAGGATAAAAAGCAACCTCCCTTGGTGCGCATCGTAGAGAGGCGTGGGAGGTGTTGTTGACTGGATGGTAGTGGTTGGCTAGCACCCTGTCAACCCCACAAGTTCCCCCTTGACGCATGGTGATTCCCTCCGCATTTGAGAAGCATGCCCGACACAGTGTCGGCTTTTACTATTTACTACTATGGCTAGTTCCAATGCATACGACCTTCAGGGTCAAGGTGGTGGTCAGGTCTATAGCTCAACGGATGGTGCTGTGACCGGGCAGTTCCGTTGGGTTCAACTGATCAACGACACCACATTTAGCGCGTTCACCGCAGCAAACCTCACCAACTCCAGTGCTCGCATGGCTGGGGTTTCGATTCCTGCTGGCGTGGGGATTGGTGGGTTGATCACTGGTTTCACTGTGACTACTGGTTTGGTTATCGCCTACCGCGTTTAATGTCGCAGTTCCGATCCACTGGTGGGTTAGATGACGCGATTGCCGCCGATGGTGATCGTGGATTCTTTGGTGTAAACCAGAGATTGCAGCTTAACCAGTTGGAACCGGGTGAGGTAAGGGAAAGCCTCAACGGGCGCATGGAAGGCTTCTGGAGGCCGCGCAAGAGCGTGGTGTCTGTTAGCCCTGTGCTGACTACTGGAGGCACTCCGTTGAATCTTCCGTTCCACATCCTTCCAAGCCCATTCTACTTGGCTATTACCGCTGTGTCGTATACCGCGAATGTGGTAACGATTACCGTGGTTGGACATGGGTTGGCTATTGGGGTGGCTGGCAACCTTACGGTTAGCGGTATCACCTTTACTGGTACGGACAACAATGGGGTTAAGGCTGTGACTGCGGCTACCGTGGACACATTGACCTTTCCTGTTACTGGGGTGACTGCCGTGGCACTAGGAGCAACTCCAAGGATTACACAGATCAACATTAACGATGCCGCTGCCAGTGATGTGTTGGCATCCTGCATGTTCTCTGACCCTAACGAGTCCAACAAAGAATACATCATTGTTGCGCTGGAGACTCTGGCGAAGAAGATCGACCTTTCCACGACACCCTACACGGCAACGACTATCCCGTATCCTGTGGGAGCCACCGTTGGGAGTAACTGCGATATGTTGCAGTGCTTCGACAAGGTGATGATCATGCGGGATGGGAAACAAGCTCTTGAGTGGTATCCTAACGGCAGGGCGATTCTTTCTGCGTCATCCAACGCGACCGCTAGTCCAAATACCGTGGTGACAATGAGAGTTCGTGAACACGGACTTACGGCTGGGTCATCCGTGGTTATCGCTGGGCTTACTAGTGGAACTCCTCCTAATGGAACATTCACGGTGGCAACAATTGTTGATCAGGACTCATTTACCTTTGTGGCATCTGGGATCTCCACTAGCACCACATTTGTAACCACGGTAGCCACCATGACTGATGGGTTTACCCTGTCCCCCGGTGGTGCTTACACCCAGCCACAAACATTTAACTCTAGCGGTAGCAATGTTTCCGTAGCGAATGGTTTGGTTTCGTTAAACATCACAGGAAATACCACAGTTTTTGCTGGTGATATTATTGTTATTTATGAAACAACCATCCCAGAATTTACGGCGATTGTTGGCAAACAGTTCCAAGTTACATTTGCCAGTACAACTAATATCAAGTTTTACGCTCCAATCGCTAATATAACAGCAAGTGGTAGCACAGGGCAGGTGGAGTTTGGTGGAAGATTTACGGAAGGCGGTGGATTCATACACCAACCGGGTGCGCCTTGGGCTACCTACTTCCAACGCAGGTTGTTCGTTCCGTTCTACTACTCCCAGTCTGGCACTTTTAGCGCACCAGTCTACACCAGCAGGAAGATTTCCGACGAGATCGCGGTTTCCGACCTACTGGACACTACGACCTTTGACCAAATCGAGAATCAGTTCCGTATTACTGGTGGTACTGCCGACTATGTGGTGGCGATGCACGGGTTCTACGACGATTCTTTGGTGGTATTAAACCGCAATAGCATTCACATTGTGGCGCAGACCCAAGGAAGCCTGTCTGACACCGTGGTCAAGGAACTTACTGGTGAGGTTGGGTGTTTGGCTCGCAAAACGGTGGTCATGCAGGCTAACAACATGCTATTCTTGGCCGACGAGGGCATTTACGGGCTAACCTTCCTTAACGATTACAACCTTCGCGGCACGGAGGAACCGCTTTCCAAGAACATTCAGCCGTACATTGACCGCATTAACAAAAACCTTGCTGACAAATCGGTAGCGGTTTATTTCAACAACCGCTATTACATCGCCGTCCCGTTGGATTCTGTGGCTGGAGGTAACGATGCCCGTGGAAATAACGCAGTTCTGATCTACAACTTCTTGAACAAGGGGTGGGAATCGCTGGATACCTATGGAGATTCTAGGTTTCTAATCAAGAACTTCATCACGGCAAGTGCTGGGGTGCGTAATAACCTGTATGCCGTTAGCGCAAATGGTGGCTTGCACCAGATTGATGCTTCTGACTCATCCACAGACCGCTTGAGCGTTACGAATGAAAGCACAGATGTGGTTACTCCCACGATCAACTCGTATGTGACTAGCCGTGGTTACGACTTCAAGACCCTTGAGCGCAAGAGGTTCACGGACGCACAGATTCAAATGCAGAACTTGTCTGGGGAAACTGGCGAGTATGACATCGCGTTTGCCACCGAAGACCCAGACTCTGCAGAGAGTATTGGCACTACCACAAGATTCCTTGGTGGGCAGATTCTATCACCCGATAGTCCCGGCGAGGCTGAAACCGCAAGCATTAGGTGCAGACTTGGTGGTCAGCGCGGCTATACTGGGACTATCACATTGACAAGGATTATCGGTTCACCTAAGATCCACTCTATTCAAGTGGCGGGTTCCATTACTAATAGACAAATTCTATCACAAAAATAATATGGGCGTTGTAAATACAACCTACACATTCTCTGGGACTGACACAATTACAAGTGCCAAGCTGAATAACATCATTGATGATACGACATTTACCAGCGATGCAATCCAAGGAACCACCTTGCAAGTTGTGTCTCCGGGAAAACTTGCCGTCAATGCTCTTGGCATTACATCTAATGAGCTTGCTAGTGAATCAGTAACCACTTCAAAACTAGCCAGCGCAACTGCAAACAGTCTAGTCCCATCTGGAGCAATTATGGCATTTGCTAGGACATCAGCTCCTACTGGATGGCTGCAAGCAAACGGAGCCTCTTTTAGCACGACAACATATGCAGCATTGTTCGCTGCTATTGGATATCAATTTGGAGGTTCAGGCGGTTCATTTAATGTGCCGGATTTGCGCGGATATTTTGTTCGTGGACATGGAACAAACTCAGATGGAACTGTATCTGGTGGGTTTGGTGACAAACAAGCTGATGCTTTCAAATCTCACAATCACTCAGCAATACAAACAATAGATAATAATGGTGGTTTTGACTCTGGGGCTGGTCGTGTTAGATATGGTGGAACTGGTGATACAACAGGAAGCACTGGATCAACCGAAACCCGTCCTAAAAACATCGCAATGCTTTACTGCATTAAGACTTAATGAACCAGCACCTAGCAAAAGCAATAGCAATAAAATAAAATTATGGGATTTACAGATACATTTAAAAAATTGGTTGACCCATTCGGGCTTGTTACTGGAGGGGACAAATCTGCTCCACAACTTCCACAAATAACTGATTATTTGAAGCCCGGTAAAAAAGGTGAGCCAAGCATGGCTAACAGAACCGTGTCACAAATGGAGGGTTATTATGGAGCAGCAGTCCCGTCTAGCATGAGAATGCTCGACCTGTATGGGCCGGGATTCATGGATCAAGGTTTTCGTTTTGGTGGCCAAGGGGTTACTGGCTTTATGGGCTTACAACAACAAGCTGGTGCTGGGGCTGCACAGCAAATGGCAGACCTTCGCGCACAAGAGTTTGGAACGATGGCAGGCCAAGCCCCAATGTTCCGAGGATTTGCTGAAACCTTGTCTCCAGAGCAAGCAGCAATGGTGCAAGCATCTACCGATGCTGCAAATAGAGCAACCGCATCCGCTCAAGGTGTGACCCCACAGGAACAACGGATGTACCAGCAGGCTGCTAGAGAAGCTGCGCAGGCTTCTGGTCGTCTTGGTGGAAACGCCGCTATTGCCTCAGAGGTCATGGGGCGCGAAAATGTGCTAGCTCAAAAACGAGCGGAAGCAGACGCAGCTAGACAACGCGCATTTGCACAGGCTGGACAATTTTACACCGCGCCGGGTCTTGAGTCTTTGCGTTCAGCACCGATTTCATATGGAATGGGAACAACCATAGCAGGCATGGGGCTTAACCTTGGCCAAACGATGACTCCGCAATTTGACTATAACCTTCCATTAGGTCTGGCTAGGGAAAGGGCTGGTGCAATTGACGCTCGGAACATGGCTCAATACAATGCGAATGCTCAATTTGCAGCGCAACAACAACAAGGCAAATCCGATGCTATGGGAAGCATCATGCAAATGATCCCCGTGATCATGTCGGCTTCAGATAGAAGGCTAAAGACAGACATTAACAAAGTTGGTAAAACTAATTCTGGACTACCGATCTACACCTACAAATATAAGGGTGATCCTAAAACCCAAATGGGAGTTATGGCTCAAGATGTTGAGAAAAAGAATCCAAAAGCTGTTAAAGAATTTGGTGGCTTCAAGGCAGTAAATTACGCACTAATTAAATAACATCATGGCACTCGTAGCAGGACAAGCACCTTTATCTGGTTATCAAATCCCAGATTACTCTGGAGCGGCACAGGCAGGACAAGCTTATGGAGCGGCCTCCACTGGGCCATACAATATGATTTCCAGTATAGCTCAAACTGCTGGCGACTACTTCAAGCAGCAGGGGGAGAAGAAGAAGCAGGTTAAAGCCGCATCAACGCAAATTGAGGCTGCTCTTAAACTCATGCCAGAACTCACCCCAATCCTTGGAGATGTTGGCAATAGACTCAAGGACGAGGATATCTCGTTGACAGATAGATTCGCAGACGCATCCATTGTTGGCGATCTCATCAAGAACAGCATGAGTGGACTAATGAGCCAGCAGATGATGAACCTTCGCCAGCAGAAGTTCGCTGCATCCCAAGGTGGCGGCGGGGGTGGTAATGGGAGTCAAATTGGAGGCTACTTTTGATTTAATTTAATAACCATAAAATATGCCAATATCAGAATTGCTCAGAAAGGACTCTCCAGCTTATGTTGATGGGCTGAAGATGGATAAAGCCATACAGCTTGCAAAAGAAGCTGGAATGGAAAATGAGGCAATGGCATTGGAAATGTCTGCCAAGCAATTAATTAATGTCGTTCAAAACACAAACGACAAAAAAGTAAGAGCAGAAGCCGAGCATAATTTCAAATCATTATTTGGCAAGTCAATTGAGATGCAAAACCAAGTTGCATCTTTTAGGAACAGGCAGCAGGAAGATCAAAAGAAAGCGGCACTCATTCAAGCCACCGCAAACGAGTTTGGAGCCAAATTCAAACAGGCTCAAGATAGAGGAATTACAATTGACCCGAAAGTAACCCAATCAATTTCAAATCTACTTGGAACTGGTCAAGTGGACGAGGCGCGAAAAGTTGCAGACAACATTCTTGCGGCACAACCACAAGCGGACAAAGAAGAGTACAAAAAATCTGCCGCCGATTTGACATTTGAGCAGAATGCGGC